GGGGGGGGGCTAAAATGGGGGAGGGATGAAAATAGGGTAAGCACAGGGGAATTTTTGCGGAGCAAAAAGGCGTAAGCCCAACAGTGGTTTAATTTAAAAATAAAAATTCTGAGAGTTGAATTAATATTTGAAAAACGATTTTTTTAATAAAAGCTGAGAATGAATCCAAAATACGGCTTAAACCTTTTAATAAAATCCTGAAACATTATCACCAAACCTTTAACCTAAAATGCGTAAAATCCTTTTATAAAGATCCTGAAACATAGGAACGCGATAAATAAGCCCTTTCTGCGCACACGCGCACGCCAGCTTCGACCGGAATTTTTTCTTCGACTTTAGGAGAAGAAAAAATGTAGGGAGGAGCTGTTTTTCTATCTCCTTTTTTTCTTTTATTTATTTTCTTTTTTTCTTTAAGAGATCCAAGAGATTTTTCTTTTTTTCTTTTTTTGTTTTCTTTGTTTCCTCTTTCTTTTTGCCGGCAGGCACGTGTAGATATAAAAATGCGCCGAACTTCACAGCCCAGCGCATTTACCAAAATCCAAAAAAGTTATTTGCTTTATCCAAGTATTAATAGTCTTGTCATCACAGAAACCCCAATTCTCATTCTACCATGACCTCTTTCCCATACACTAATGCGGTCTGAAGTTCTGCCAGACATCCTTTTGACTTCTGCCAGTTTTTGCAGAGATAAATCACATCACAATTAAGCAATGCCGCTATGCACTTTCCTATAGCTACATTGTATGGGATGTTTAGTGACTGCATCACATTGAATGGTGTTACGACATCGTAATCTTTTTGGAACAAGTTCGTGGCAACTACAAATGCGTGGTTGCTCTGATCATTATAATTTTCCTCAGTTATAGGAATTGAAACATAAACTTTCTTCATTATCACAATTTTTAAATCACATTGCTGTCATCATGTTTTTATTTGCGTCGCTTGCTTGCTCTACGTTCTCTACGATTGAGTTTTCTGGCTTCTTCAATTCTCACTATCGCATCTTGCTTTGGAAAATCAAGAATGATGCCAGTATGCTTGATTGGCGATGCAACCAGGACTGCACTAATTAAAATTTGACTTATCATAATTTTTATCTATTTCGTTTGCTGGCAGCCATGAAAACTGCCATTGATGGTTTGAAGAAAAACATTGGGTAATTTGGTCAAGGTCAAAAAACACTGCATTGAAATTGTCTATCTTCAAGAATTTATGTATTGAATCATCTTCAGTGCGACAATGCAAATAAATGCTTGACCCCTGCTCTGGATAACATGAAAATGTATTCCAGTTCAATGCTATCAGATATTCCCTGAAACTCATGTCAATCAAACTTGAACTTATGGTCAGGAACAATTAAACCTTGTTGCTGCTTCCAACCCTTCTCTTCTTTCAGTTTGTTGAATTTTTCAATCAAATCAACCATAACGCTGTCACTTACATGGCCAAGATGAAAATACACACATCCGTCTATATTCCGGCAGTCTTTGATTGTCTTTTTAGGGCATTTTACAACAAGTTTGCCATTTTCCATGATTGGTTGGAAACCATAATCTGATAATTTTGAATCCAATGCGACTACTGTCAGATTTTTAAATTTTTGATACTCAAAATGAATAGGCCTGCTCATAGATTAAACATTTAAAACAATAACTGCTCTAATCAATTAATCATATTCCTCCTCTTCAGCCAAATCGTGACCTAGTTCAAGAACATGATTGTCGTATGCGTTTTTTATATCATCTTTAGTGAGGCTCATGATGTTTGTTTTTCGGGTAGCCTTGCGTATTCTTGTATATATGCCGGAATCTTCCCCCTCCACTAAGTCATTAAGATGTTGAATCGCTGTATAATTGAGTTTGCGTATTCTGCCGGCTCCACGTTGCCCATTTGGGGCTTCTTGTAACAATCCTACTTTCCGTAGGGAATATAAACAGGAACTTACTGTAGGTGTTGAGATTTTAATTTTAGTGGCAAGTTCTTTGACCGATGATGCGCATTCTCCATATTCATTAGTCTCTTCAAGAATAGTGGACACAATCATTAGTTCATTGTGTCTCAAATAGTATATTAATACTTTTGGAATAGGAAGCACCATTCCATTAAAGACCAGCTCGTTTCCTACTGATGCCAGCACTTGATATTTTACTTTTGGTAAGACAATCCCTGTCTTTAATTGCTTCGGATCAATTTTGATAACAATTGGTTCCGGTTTTGCGAGTATTGCTTTTTGTGGTATTCGTTTCATGCTATGTCATTATTCATGACACTGCTTTAATCACGTCAGGATATATCCTCATATATAATTAGTTGCAAAGCTATTGAAAAATAAAATTTGGTCAAAATAATCCGCATTATTTGAGTTGGATTTAAGTTTTAATCGTACCTTTGTCAGTTTCTAATTTTCAATAACATGAAAACATTAGACCAAATAATCAGATATACATCTCAATGCAGATTCCCAGATAACGACTGGCAGAAGGTACTTGCTTATTGCCGTGAGCGTTTTAAAGGGGGCAAAATACATAAAGCCTTATCTCCGATATCTGAATCATCGTATGACCAATTTGTTAGCTGGCTTGATTCTGGGTTCGGTTCTGGGGATTTGGTCAGTTATGGTAAAACAATGGGGGTAATAGGTGATTGTACGCCCAAAGTCACAACTCTTATTGCATATTGCGACTATGAAGGAAATCTTATAGTCAAAAAAATGAATGTTCAGAATGTTTTAAGACTAAAACGTCTTGATGATGAAAGAAGCAGGGAGTTGAAAAAGAAAATTTATGAGCGTGGTTTTGATATTGTTGCAAGAAATGCAAAATTATCTGAACTGTACATCCCTAAGAAAAATTTCTATGTTACTTTAGGAGATAGTGAGTATGGAGATTTAAGTGTCGGAATATACTTAGAATCAAATGGTTGTTCGCATCATTTTTCTGCTTTCTTAAATAAGAATGGAAAACTTGAAATGGATTGTTGGATAGAGATTGAGTGTACACCATTTAGGCCGGCTACTGAGAAAGATATTCAAAGACTACATCAGGCTACATCTAATGCTGGATGGTCTTTTAACGGAAGAACCAATACGTTTATTAAAATGCCTAAACGTGGACACAATAATGTTTATTGGTATATGAATGACCGGTTTGAAATTGTATTGGATAAAGATAATGGTTCCAAAAAACACACAGAACGATATGATGCCGGAAATTATTTTCTTGACAATACTGAAGCATTGTTGTTTATGAAGGAGGTAAGGAATATGAGAAATGGAGGAGTTTGATATACCCCTCCATTCTTCTTTTATTGTAAGTCTATTGGTTTGAATGTTGATTGAAGTGCCACATCGTACCAATAATCCTCCGCTTTTTGTGCCGGTATCTTCGCTGCTATGGATTTCTGTTTGTTTGCTTCATTCCATTCTTGTACTTTATTTTGAGAAAAAGTGTACATACCAATTGGACGCTGTCTTAAAATGGCTTTCTCATTAAAGCAACTGAATATATCCGTTTCATCGACATATAAATGCTCTTTATATTTTTGCTTGAATAGAATCCAATTGTCCGATTGATGTTTATTGTAGAATAACGCCCAACAATATATGGCAATCTCCATATCAGTGAGTTTGTCCCATCCATTATTAGCATCATCTTCTGCAAGCATAATGATTTGGCGAAGATATGTCCTATTTGCTTGTGTCTGTTCGCGTGAAATTTCATATTTCTGCAACGTATCAGGAACAATGCCGCGCAAGTTCATGATCCCCTCTTTGGTAATTGTATAATCACCATCTGTTTCAGGAAACTTAAAAATAAGATGAAGCCTCTTGTGGTCATACGCATTTACTTTACGGATAGAATATGATTTTCCCCATATACGCACTTGTTTATAGTTGGAGGCAGCATCATTAAAATCAGATTTTATATCAATTACGAGCCTATCAAGTATTTTTTTAGGAATTTTGAATCCCCACATATCATTAGGGCCAAACTCATCATCACATTCTTCCGCATCAGTTTGAAATGTTTCAAAAAGACAACTGAGCGCATACGCAGCATGTAGCATATAAGGTTGGTCGCTAACTTCCCAAGGTTCGTGCATCAAGATATCTAAATCCGAAGCACTGTAAGGTTGATATTTATTCATCGTCTGGAAGTATTGAATTAATGGATTGAAGTAAATCTTCAGAATATGGTGAATTATTTGTAATCATATTCATTATATTCAATTTGAGAATACGATAAATGGCGGCACCAATAGGATTGTTTGGCTGGTGCATACAGGAAAAGATAGCTTGCGCTATATTGTCCGAATTTCCATGTGTTACGGCTCCACATAGTCCGTCTTTATGGGAAATGATAAAGATATCAGCATCTTTTCCCATAATTTTTTTAGCTTCTTGAAGCAAATTATCTGTTTTTGTCTCCATAAGGATTTTGGATTATTTGTCAACACTGTTTTCATCATTTGATATATCTTTTCGGTTGATGAAGAATCCACAATGCTCATCACCAACTTTCCATTTTAGAGGAATTGAGTTATATGGTCCGGATCCGTCATATTCTTGGTTTATATTATATCTGAAGCAATGATACCTGTCTAAACAGGCACGGGCATTACACGTTTTGTTCGTTCTTTTTAATTGTCGGTATGCCTTTAAAGTAATTTCAATCACAGTAGGACGAAATTTATCCAAGAAACGGTCTGGTATGGTTCCTATAGTCCATATATCGTTTGATTGAAGCAAGGATTTGTCTGGGCGCATAAAATAGCGCATTTTACCTTTGCCTCCTAAAATAAGGGTTTTATCTTTTTTATCGGCTACTGGATGTATTTTCAAGCACTTGTTACTAATCACTTCAAGATATTTAGGAGGATAATCAATTATATCTTGCCAAAATGCACATTCATAACAGATTTTTTTCTGTTTCATTATGCGGCTTATATGATTTTGAGAATCATATCCATGCAAAAGCATTTTTATTCCGCAGTATTTGCAATATCCAATATGATTAAATAATTTCCGATACATACCTTTATATTTCTATAGAGTTAAAGATGCTGGAAATTTCATCGTCACGTATTCCCAAATATATCATAGTCGTATCTAAGTTTGCGTGTTTAAAAATACGATTTAGATATATCAATGATTTCTCAGTCCTTCCACTTTTTTCATATACATATCTGCCGAAAGTCTTTCTAAAGGTGTGTGTGCTGAAATTATCTATGTCAAGTTCATATTGAATTGCCCACAGCTTTAATGTCCGATTAATATATTGTATAGATACCGGTTTATTTTCATTTCCTTTTTTGTTGGCTAAAATAAAATCGCGTTTATCCGGTTTTCCCATTCGTTCATATAAAGTTGTGAAATGGTCAGAAGCATTTTGGCCAATTGGTATGACATGGGTTTTACCTGTTTTTTTAGCCATAGTAATGACTTTCCGTTGATTAAGGATGTCATTCCATTTTAACTTGCATACATCAGAGAAACGCAATCCGGTACAGAAGGACAATATGCAATAGCAGGCCCACCAATATTTTTTTTCATTTATTAGTGACTGTACAAGTTTCTGATAATCACTATATGGCAAATAATCTGCCGTTGTTATACTTCCCTTTTGGCTCATAATTTTATTATTTTGGAATTTGGTAATGCAAAACTATCGTTAAAAACTGGAATAAACAAAATATTTTTCTTGTTTCACTTTTTAATAAAAGTTAAACAATTTATATATGTCTGGTAATCAATTGAATATACATTATTTATGTTTCACTTTTTATAATCAATCATGTAATGAATGGAATTTATATACATTATATAATATAAAAAGGAGCGCATTGTAAAAACAACACGCCCCTTGGGACCACCGTCCTATCATGTAGTTAAGAGTTTACTTAGTGCCGGTATGTCCAAATCCACCTTCTCCACGTTCGGTTTTGGACAATTCCGTAACAACTTCAAACGGTTCGTTACAATAATGGCTAATTACCATTTGGGCAATCTTTGTACCTTCTTTTACTATAAAGGGGATGGATTCATAACTTTTTATAATTACTCCAACTACACCTCTATAACTTTCATCTATCGTGCCAATAATAACATCGGCATCAAATCTTTTTGGAGTATCCATATCTTCCAAAAGATACCCTTCAATTCCTTTTAAAGAAAATCCGCTACGAGGACGGATTTGAGCCTCTGTCTCGGATTTCAGTTCTATACTGATATCAAGTTTTATGAGGTTGCGTCCTGGATTGATCACAAAATTGCATGGAACATATAAATCATAACCAGCAGCACCTTTTTCAGCTCTTGTAGGCACTTTTGCGCCCGGTGATAACAATTTTACTTTCATCTTGTTTATTATTAATAGTATAGCTTGATTTATTTACTCAATGTTGTAAGATATTCGCTTTCTAACATTACAGATGATTTGAGCATTTTCCTGGTACTATAGATTTTTCTATCCTCGCCAATCTCTGCATCAAAATCAAATAAGGTTAGTTTACCAATATCATCCGGCTCAATTTGAAAGTCGGATGGAACAGCTCTCCAATATCTTTTATTTACTGATATTATTTCTCCATAAGCAGCCTTTATAAGTGATTGCCTGAGTGTACCGGTAAGTGCTGCCGCTTCACTGATTGACTTAAAAATTGCAACCAGAATATACGTTGCATCAAAAGCAACAATCGTTGTAGGATTGTTATTCGATTCCTGCTGCGTCATTTTTTCTTTCGTTTATTATTTCATTAAGAGCTTCGGATGGAAGTCTTTGAGAAGCCATGCTATAGAGAAAACCATTGCTGTATGTCACACCGTATGATATGGCATCTGTAATAAGACTATTGAAATACACGCACATTTCAGGATTTGCAAAAGCAAGAAATATGAAAGCCAATTCTGCCGCCACTAAAATGTGCCCATTTGTGTTCTGGTAGAACAATTCAGATGTCTTTTTTTGTGATGCTTTAATTAATGGCTCTATAAAATGCTTGTTAGTACGCATAAATACCTTGTAGTCTATGTACTGAATTTTATTCTCTTCAAAGTAAGCTGTATAGTCAAACACCGCTTTGTTCTCTCCTACAAAACCAAAATACAACCCCTGTATTTCAGGAAGTAGAACTTCCGTTGTTTCAAGCTCCTTAATAAGTGTCGTTGTTTTATAATCCATTACTTATTCTTGTGTGAGTTTTTCTTCAAACACATCCATGATGTTCGTCTCTGATATGCTGGCGATTTTGAAGTCGGCCATCGTGCCCTTCATGCCATCCATAAAGTTTTCAAGTGCATTATGAAAATCAGAAGCTTGCACTAACATATAATTTGCAATTTCTTTTTCGATACCGCTCTTTTCATCAAGAGTAATGAACAAAACTTTAACCTTATACCATCTATCTCCTTTTTCATCATGAAAGATTTCAGATATGTTTGTTTTCTTGACTGCTGAAACTGTAAATTCACCGGATATGTATGGCGTAATCTCTTCGATTATGCGTGCTTCGGCTTCAGTAAAAGACAATGCGTTTACAATATTTGTTTCAGTAACGCTTTTCAAAGCTCCATCTTCCATTACTTTATTGTAACGGATTTTTGTTTCTATCCAAAATGACATAATTTTTGTTGTTTTTAAATTGTTAATATTCTGCTATTTAATTTCATCAAGATTGATATACAGTGCCTCTTCTGGGACTTTATATGAATCAATAGTTCTTGGATATTTGATTAACCCCCAATTACATTTAGAATATACCTTAAATTTATATGTGTCATAATTACTACCAATTTTGACACATATATTACAATCCTCTTTTGGTGGATTGGTCCTTAAATTTTTCCAGTTTACCATGATTGCATTATTTTAATCGGTGTACTTCATTGTATAATAGTATATGGTGTACATTAAGTATATAAAAAGTGAAACATGATTTGTTATAACGTATTGAATGTCAATGATTATTTTCTTTCGTTTTTATTTTTAGAGCCGTATATTTTATAAATTCTTGGTGTTCAGTGTTTTTATGGGTTGCTGTACAGCACATCTATTATCAATAAAAATAATGATATGCGTAAACGAACAGCAAATAACTCAAATGGCAATTTTTTTACAGATGAAGCTCTTATAGCAAGCTATAACATTGTTAAAAAAACAATTATCGAATATACTGATGAATTAACCAGAAGATGCCGATATAAGAGTGTAGTAAGTCAGGTGGATGATGGCGTCGTTATGGATGACCGTTCCAGACTGATAGACATGTATGATTCTTGTTATATACAAAATGCACATCTTCAAGGGACAATTGCCACTCTCTTTTCACAGTTGATAGGTAAGCGGTATATGTTTGCCAAAGAAGATAAAGATGGCAAATGGATTAGGGACCCGCAACAATCCAGAATTTGTCAAGGCTCACAATTTGAAAAGATAATTAGGGCTATTGTTGAATCGGAACTTTATGGTTATTCGCTTATTGAGATTATGCCAGAATTGGATTCTGAAACTGGTTTACTTAAAGAAGTGAACAGCATTGAAAGACGATGCGTATTGCCTGACCAGCGTCGTGTCGTACAGCATTGGGGGCAATGGACACCAGGTTGGGATTTGGATTCTGAACAATATAAACATAATTATATCCTTGTGAATAACGGTGGATTTGGATTATTCGCCGCAACCACTCCTAATATTCTTGCCCAGAAATATACATTAAGTAATTGGGTTAATTTCAGCCACACTTATGGGCAGCCAATTATTCATGGAAAGACCGGTGCTGAAGACAATGAGTCAAGAAGTAGGTTGGCACGTAAAATTGCTTCGGCGGCCCAGAATAAAGTTCTTGTGACAGGTAAAGAGGATGAGATTGACATTAAAGCCTTTACCATGTCGAACTCTGAAAAGATTTATGAGTCACTTGCGAATTATGTCAATAAAGAGAATGACAACTTAATATTAGGGTCTGAATCAATGGCTGGTGGTATGCAGTCTTATGTTGGTTCAACGAAAGCCCATGAGAACATATATCGTGCAAGAATCAATTCCTATCGTACAATAGTAGAGAATGTGATGAATGAGCAGGTGGTTCCGGTTCTCAGATATTGGGGGATAATTTCAGATGATGTGTATTTCAAGTACATGACCAAGGTCGAGATGTCAGACGAGAACAAAATCAAATTGTTTGATATGCTTACAAATAAATATGAAATAGATCCGGAAGAAATAAACAAGGAATGGGGTATCGAAGTCGGGCAGCAACGCAATTTTGAATCAAGTAACGGTAATGGCAGTATAGGTGATTGGGAAGGTGGTGATGAAGATGGTCATAGAATGAGTGATGAAGAATATTATAAGCGTTATGGACGCCATCGGGATAAAGTAAATTTTCTGTCAGGGGTACATTAAAAGGCGGATGTACCTCTAAACTTTCACAACGGGTAAAAGCTGCCATGACAACAGAACAACAAGCTCGTCATGATAGTGAATACCGATCATTACAAGCCTTATTCATAGCTTTGCTAAAGTCTTTACGTGATGGAAACACAGAAGAATCCCTTTATGCTTTATGCGAACTAAAAACAGAGTTTGCTTTTAAACATGTGTTGGATGGACTTGGAGTGGATTACGATGAAGCCGTTATATTACTCCAAAGTGCTAATGACGATAATTTAACACAATATGACAAGGATTTGAGAAATCGTTTGATAGCCGCCATTCAGAACCTTATTGATTTTTCTGTTTGTGAGGAATACCAGCTTTATGATGAGACTGTTGAAATGTTGGGAGACAGTGAATTGGATTTTAACTCGGAAGATTATGAGGATTTACTGGCAATATGTGAAAAATATAATGATACATACGCCTCCATTGAAAACAGCGATATTGAATATGCCGGTAAAATAGCTGCCATGTGGATAAAAATGTCTGCAAACGATTATGTCGTGTATTGGACACAAAATGATGCAAAAGTTCGTCCATGGCACATGGCATTGCAGGGATATGCGGCACCAAGAGATGAATTCCCATCTTGGATGATACCGCCAATAGAATATAACTGCCGGTGTTTTCTTGAAATTCTTGAAATAGCTTCCGTGAATGGAAAACTGCATCAATTTAAGGGGGTTGCCAAGGATATTGAGAGACCCCAAAAAATAAATGATGTTTATAGTGAATCTTTGGCTAAATGTGGGAGAATTTTTGGACCGTCACACAATTACTTTGCTGTAAAAGAGGATGATAAAGAAATGCTTCAAGGCTTTGTAACAAAATTGAAAGGGAAGTATCATGTCTAAAGCCAAATTTGATTCAAGCAAATTTTCAACACGATTTGGAACTCTGTACTATGATGGCCAAAAAGCCAGCCAATACAGGATAAAGCAATATAATAAATACGTTAAAGGGGCTGGTGGACGCATAACATCAGTCCCTAAACAATATAGTAAATATTTCAGTTCAGGAACCAGTTTTACAACAAGGCAGGGGCATCTTCAGTCGTGGGCAAAACCATTGACTTTAAGAGGTGGAGAAAACCCAAATTATAATTGGAGTAGAGTTGGTTATAGGGATTTTGATGGTTCCATTAGAAAAGGTTCTTCAAGTGGGCGTTGGGGGGCAGACATCAACCAGGGGAAAAGGGGGGATTCTGGTTCAACAACAGTGCTTGCTGGAACAAAACAATGGATACGGCAAATACAAGTCAGTTTGCATCAATTATATGTTAATGCAGAAAATTTTCGTGTTGTGGCTGGTCAACGTGCTATAAAGGTGTTTCAAAATTCATTCAAATATCAGCAATTTTACAGTAACAGATCTCATAAGTGGGCTTCATTATCTTCATTTACTTTAAAAAAAAGAGCAAGGCGTGGCACCGGTAACAAGATATTGAAAGAATATGGTGATTTATATAATTCAATAAAAATGGATGAACACGCAGGATTATATACGACTCGTGTATATACCGATGTGGTTCATTCTAATACTTCACATCATAAAAAATATAGTATCTGTTATGCTGGCTATCATAATGAAGGAAAGGGGACTTATGGAAGTGGCTGGAATGGGCATAAACCTAAACCTTATATCCGCCGACAGTTTATGGGACACTCCAGTTATTTAAATCCGTTTGCAGATAACTTCATGAGAAAGATGATGAAGCTCTATTTGTTTGATAACGTATTTCTTGTTAAACGGGTATAAGCTATTATCAATAAAGACTATGTTATGATTATAGATAAAAAAAGCAAGCATGTCCTAAGTGGTAATAAGCAAAGTGTGTTAGCATCCACAGATAAAAAATCAGAGGATAAGGTTGTGGATACTCCCATTCAAATTGAACCGAATGGGCCGGCAGATGTACTGAAAGCCATCAAAGAAATACTTCGTAAGGTTACATGGGAGTATGGAGTTGAAGGTAGTCCGTTAATTTTTAAAACAGTACAAATAGATGATGGTCAGTATGAACGAATTATATCTTCGAAAGGAAACCAAGAAGAAACAATGGGATTCCCGGCTGCTTTTGTTCATTTTATAAATTGGCATTATTTGGTTCAACAAGCAAGAATAAATGAAGGTCGTGCGGTTCTCAGAATTCGATTTATACTTAACAGTTTAAATGTCCATGAGGATGGGCATGATATGGATGTGTATTATGTGGCTGAACGCATTCATCAAACAATTCAAGAACAGATAAGCCAATATGAGTGCCTGCAAGAGCGTTGCCAGTTACAGTATATTGACCCGATGGAGAGTTTTGATCATGGCTTACAACCTTGCTGGATGACTTATGAAATTTGGTTTAAACAAGCAAACATTTGGATTAGGAGAAATAAGATGTACAAGAAATTTGTTTGCCCGCCATTTACAAATCATGCAGACCAAGACAAATCTATTGAGGGGATAAATCCTGATGGGCATACAAATTTGGATCATTCAAATACTTACGATGAGGCAACAGATTTTGTACCGTAAGTTGTATTTAATAGATTGATAATCAGTGTTGTGTAGGTTTGTTTTTACACAAATATTTATTGCTGCATACTATTATCAATAAATTGAAATACAATGGCTAAACAACAAGAATTCAAGTTTATTAAAGGCGCATGTTGCACCGGTATGCCGGCTGACATATTCTTTTATACAGATGTAGATTATTGGAGCGTTGATAACTTTCTTTGGGAATTTGATTACCTTATCAAGTATGTCAATCCCAGTAAAATCAGAATACATATAAATTCTGCGGGTGGAAGTGTTATTGAAGGAATGAGTGTGTTCGCAAAAATTCAAGATTGTGCTATACCGACAGAATGTATTAATGATGCTTTGGCTGCTTCAATGGGGTCAATCATTTGGGCAGCTGGTGATGAGTTGTATATGAAAGACTATGCGTTGCTTATGATTCATAATCCATTCTGTGATGTGAATGGAGAGAAACAATATGACCAAACAACTGAGGCTTTTACGTTGCAATTAAAAACCATTTATATGAAACGATTCGGACTTAGTGAAGAAGATGTTGAAAATATAATGAATGGTAAGGAAGGGGAAGACGGCACATTCTTAACAGCAACCCAAGCAATTGAAAGGGGATTTGTTAAAGCTGACCACATTATTGAAACTCCCAAAGCTGTAAAAGACAAAATTGATGCTGCTTTAAAACGTAGTAAAGACATAGTTCAAATCAAGGCGGTTTATGGATTGGTCTCACCTACGTTACCAACGGCTACTATTAACAAACAGAATATTAACTCAATTTTAGAAACAATGGAAAAGAACGAAATCACTGTTTTCGCCGCTCTTCTTGGATTGACAGGAGAAAAGGCAACGTCCGAAAATGTTTCTGCAAAGATTAATGAACTGAAGGCAAAAGCCGACAAAGCTGACGCTCTTCAGAAATCACTTGACGAGACAAAAGGTGAACTGACAAAAGTCAATGCGGAGCTTACTGGTGCAAAGACTTCAGTTAAAAATTTGACTGAAGATCTTGGCAAGACAAAAGCTGCTCTGAAAGAGTATCAGGATGCTGAAACGAAAGCCAAAGAAGAAAAGGTGACGGCACTTATCGACAAGGCTATTGCGGATTGTAAGATTAACAAGGAAGAGCGTGAAGCCTATACCACTATGGCTCAAAACAACTTTGAACTTGCAGAAAATGTATTATCAAAAATCCCGGCACGTGACAATCTGGGGCAAATCATTTCTCAGGCAAATAAAGATAATGCAGAAAAGGGTGTTCAAACTGAACAGCAGAAGGTCTTTGCAAAGGTGGATGAGGTTGTTGGAAAGGACTTTGAGTTCCGTAAACTTAACTAAATCATTATAAACAACTAAATTTATAAAGACAATGGCAACATTTAATTTTAATGCGGGCGCAGATAACTATACAGGTGAAGTTCTTGAGGATTTACTTACCCTTACCGCCCAAGACAATGAGACTTATAAAGAAGGCCTGATTCACGTTAAGTCAGGTATTCAAAAGAAATACACACTCCCCAGTGTCAGACTTGGTAAAATAATTCAGGACCATAAGGCTACTCCGGATTCAAGTCAAGGGGAATATACATTTGCCGAGCGATATTTGGAACCGGAAGACTTTATGGTTTACCTGGAGTTCAATCCTCGTGACTATGAACAGTATTATCGTCCGTTCCAACCTAAAGGTAATCTTGTTTTTCGTGAACTTGATCCGAAAGTGCAGGCAACTATGATTCGTTTGCTTATGGAGCGTAAGACTGAGTACATTAATCATACAATTTGGTGTTCCGCTAAGCCTGACCAAGCTGCAAAAATTTCCAGTGCAGATGGAAGCGTTGTGGCTGGTAGTACTGAGATTGGCAGTGATGATGAAGCCGGTCCTATGAAATACTTTAATGGTGCAATTGCGCGCATGTTGATGAATGCAGCAGCAGAAGCAACATCTGAAGATGCTAAAAGCGGTCAAATCAATGTGGCTGGTACAGGCACATTTGCAGATGGTGCGGCTGTTGAGGCTGAGTTGTATGCTATGTGGCAGGCTACTGCTCCAAAAATTCGTAAAAAAGCTGGTCTGGTTATCTTGATGGACTACAAGTCATGGGATGCTTACAATAAGTATCTATCTGACAAGACTATGAAGTATAACGATAATCGTACAGAAAACGAACATCGTTTCCAAGGCAAACGAATCATTCCTATGGTGGCACTTCCTGATGATACAATCATTATGGGTTGTTTTACTACTGGAGTCGATTCTAATTTGTGGATGGGGGTTGATTATGCCAATGACGAAAATGTTTTGCAAGTTGAAAAACTCCAAAACAATTCTGAATTGTACTTCTTCAAGATGCTTATCAAGATGGACGTGAATATCGTTCGACCGTCTGAAATTACAGCGCATATTCCATTCAAATACACAGGGGCGTGATAAACACGTCCCACTTTAAACTTTTTGATTATGGGTAGAACAAGTAGAAAAACCGAAAATACCACTGTAGAGGAAAAAACTACTACTATTGTTCAAGAGGAACAAGCTGTAGAGAGTGTTCAAAAAGAACAAACTGTAGAGGATGTTCAGGAAAAGAAAGTTGTACAAGAGGGCAACACTTCCGAACAAATGCCTGGAGCCTCTTCTGACAACGCGGAAGATAAGGAAGAAATTCCTCCTCATGTGGTAAAGTTAATGCAATTGTATTCTCACTATAAGGAAATTTGGGTTACGTCACGGGGATTCGTACATCCGGTAGGTGCGCCCAAGTATCTTTTAAAAGATGCAGTCCTTTACAAAAATAAATTTTATAACAAATAAAACTCTTTATAATGGCTACGAATACTAATTTAGGAGGTGTTTTTACTACTGATATTGATGGTAAAAAGACCAGTAATGTGTTTCTCAGCACAGAAAATGTCGTTGGTCTTATTTTTGATACCAGTATCGTTGGCGGGCTTGACAAAGCTCTTGGAACGGACACTGTAGCAGCTAAAGCTTTTGCAAATGGAAATGTTGTAGAGCTTAATACTTCAAAGGATTTGAAAGAAGCCGGTATTGACGAATCTGTTTTGGCAGGTGTCGCAAAATATCACCTCGATAGCTTCTTTAGCCTTGCCGGTGGTACACAACGTATTTTCGTTTCTTTTATGAACAGCGATGAAGATACCGAATTTGAATCTGTTGAAAAAATGCAATTAGCATCCGGTGGTATTATTTATCAGATTGGAGTATGGACTGGAAAGCCTATTGCAACCAAAAACGATGATGATACTTATTCGGTTGAAGCTGGCAATATCTGTGCTAAACTTGAATCTGTTGCTGAAATTTTGGGTGGTAAGGTTGGTATAACCAATTATGAGGGTAATGCTCCATTAAACATTTTGCTTAATGCCCCTATCATAAATGAGGCTGTCGTGGACTTGAAAAAACTCCCTGACCTCAGTGAGATGGATTTCCCAAAAGTGACTGTACTTGTTGGGCAGGCCCCTACTAATACAATTCATCAGATTATGTATGATGTAAATCATGTTGATGATACAGCAGAATCATTTGCTCCTGTTGGATGTGTTGGTGCTGCTATTGGATGTTTGGCTGTTGCGCCGGCAAATGAAAGTATTGCCCATGTCAATGGTTTTAATCTTGCCGCAGTAATGCAGGATGCAGAACTTGGTTTTGGTAATATCGTTAAAGATGCTGACAATGACGTTTATGGGGTTGGTTCTTCATTTACCAATATCAAAACAATTGGTTATACCAAACGTAACACTTATCTTCACAAGAAAGGATATGTTTTCTTGACCAATTACGATGGGTTGGAAAATAGCATTTTTTTCAGCAGTGACCAGACACTCAGCACTGGTGATTACCGTACAATTGCACGTTGCCGTGTAATGCACAAAAGTCGTAGAGTTGTTCGTCGTGCTCTTTTGCCACGTGTAAATAGTAACGTTGAAATTGATGTTACAACAGGAAAGTTGTCCGCTTCTGAAATTGCCGAATTTCAGAATATTGTGATTCAGGCGCTTGATATGAATATGGTTGAACCTGGAACATCTAAACCACAAATTAGTGGTCGCACATGTATCATTGATGAAAATCAGGATGTGCTTAACACTGATGCAATTGACATTCATTACAGTCTTGTGCCTCTTGGAGTTACAAGTGTAATCAATGTTACAGAAGGGTTTACATCAACCATTTAACGCCAAAGTTTAACCATATAAAACAATATAACAATGGCAGCAGAAATTAATAATGTAGCATATAGTTGGTCTATGATCCAACTTCAGACCAATTTTGATGGAGAAAGTGCTCAGGCCCCCATCTTTGTGGATTGTACCGCAATCAAATGGGACACGAAACGAAAAATTGAATCTATTTATGGACTTGGCGGTCAGCCTCGTAAACGTGGTTTTGGAAACGTAACCTATGAAGCAAGTATCACATTGCCATACGGTACCCAGATTGCTTTACGTGACAAATCTACTGACGGAACATTATTAGGTCTTGGAGAATTCAATCTGATTGTAAGTTGGGTAAATGATGTGGCAGCGAATGTGACATCAGAAACTGTTACTCTTGCTGGATGTATCCTTGCGGAAGGTGGTATGGATGCAAGTCAAGACGATACTTCAATCACTCGGGAATTTGATTTGCATCCGCATCGTATTTATACCGGAAAGGTTCAATCCAATGCAAACATGAGTTGGTCTCATGAATTGTATGGTGGTGCATAATCGGTTTTCTTGTTTATACTATCAGTTGTTTAAGGGGTGGCCAGAAATGGTCGCCTCTTTTCATATATTTTTCAAGGTTTACTATTATATAATGATGGCGCATTAAATACGCCCACTGAAGTATAATTTATAAACAATTAAAACCAATTACAGCAATGGCAAAAGAAAAGAAAACAGAAATTGCCGAAAAACAACAGGCAGCTTCGGCTATTGAGTTCATCAATGATGTGAATGTCCCAATTGAGGTGCGTGAAGAAATCGTAAAGAAGGCAGAAGAGCTGAAAACCCAGCACAAGTTGCGTAAAATCTTCATCATTGTTGTTGAAGGTGAAGAGGGTGATGATAAGCCTCTTTATATTGCTTATTTGCGCCGTCCAAGCCTCATGCATTTCAGCCAGTACATGAATTTTGTTCAAAAGGATTTGGTGCAGGCAAATAAAATGTTGGCAACTAACGTGTTCCTCGCCGGAGATCGTGAATTGGTTGATGATGATGAATTGTTCCTTTATGGCACAATGCAGCAACTCAATCATTTAATTGATTCTCGCAATGCCGACATGGTAAAGCAATAGAGCGTTGCCAAATAGGTAAAGAGGATTATTTTCGACAACGCTTTGCACTAACCACATATTACTATCCTCATTTAGACTTTAACACTATGAGCATTGAGGATTTTGCCTTTTGGTCTGAAAACGCATATTGGGTGCATTCACAAATGCTTATGGTGCAACAAGCAAATTCATTAGGTACACTGGCCGGTGGTGCAAAATAGAACGGAGAAATAGGAGCTATTACGGCTCCTATTTTTTTATTCATACTATTATTAAGAAAACAATATGGCACAACTTAGTTATATTAATACCGGAGTTAAACAAAAACCGGATTTAACTTTTAATATTCCCACTGATGAAAGTGTCGGGGCAATGTTGTTTGATATAAGCGGATTTGACAAACCATTTGATGATTATCCATTACTATACCATAATTTTCAAGATGGCAAAATTCAATGTGTAAAAAATATGGATGATGCTGTCTTATTAGGTATAGCCAATGATGGTTTTATAAATGGTTTATTATATCATCATTTATCTCAATTTTATGATTTTGTTGGTGGAAATCAAGCTTTATATATAGCTATTGCTGATTGCTCAGAAGATTGGGATATCATTCAAAGTATGCAGCAGCAAGTAAGTGGAAGAATGTTTCAAGTAGGGGTATGGACATCCAAGCCTATATGGAGAATGAAAGATGATAATACGTTAGGTTTTACTTCTCTGATTACAGACCTACAACTACAAGCTGATGAGATTAACGGGAGGGTGGGGGTATCTACGCATACTATGGTGCCTCTCAATATCATACTTTGTGGAAATAGCTCCTATGTGAAAAATGGGAAAGCAAATTATAAAATTCTTCCAAACGCAATTGAATTAAATTGCCCGAAGGTTTCAGTGGTGTTGGCACAAAATGGTTCGCCAGAAACACACCGAATACAAAAGGACAATCCATTACAAGCCCCTGTAGGTTCATTAGGGTTGATTATGGCGTGTTTGGCACTTTGTGGGGCAGAAGAAAGTATTGCTTCATTGGACAAATGTGACCTGAATAAAAATGAGGGGTTTAATTATCCCGAATGGGGAATCGGAGATAGTGGTACTCCCATAGATAGTGTACATCGTATATGGGCCAATATCATATCATCACGTGGATATATCATACCAGTCGATTACGAGGGTATAGAGGCGTCATATTTTTTTAGCAGTGACCAGACATTATGCAGTGGAGATTTTAGTACGATTGCTAATAATCGGGTCATACATAAATGCAGAAGAGCTGTTTGTACAGCCCTAATACCATACATTAATAGTCATCATATTTATGTGTCTGGAACACACAATATAAGTTCAACATCAATTGCAATTATCACAGATTCTATTAATACTATTTTGGATTCTGTGATGAGAAATAAGCGGGGACTTAACCAAATAGATGGTAGGGTCGTGACATTTCTGGAGAATGATGATATTTTAAAAACAGACTCCATCGCAATAAAAATGGATATTAAACCAATTAATTATAGCGGATTTATATCGGAAGAAGTTTCACACGATATATAATTGATTGTATTATAGCGCAAGCATACTCCCCAAGTTTTCAAATGACTTGGGGATTTTCATACACTATTAATAGGTAGTAAAACATTTAATTTTATTACCTATGGCAGATTATAAAGATTATATCGTTAGGTATGATATCCAGGCCGATGTAACAAAAGCAGCAGAAGGACTTCAGTCAATAGCAAATATTGCTAAAGAGTTTGAGGTTCCAATGAGAGAACTTTCTGTCGCAATCAAACAAGTAAGTCAGTCGGCATTTCAATTAAAGCAAAATGCGAATATTTCTTTTGCACCTAAAATTGATGTCGGGGCATTTAATAACCAATTGCGAAATATGGTTATTCAAGTTAGAGGTGCGGCTGCTGAAATGCACGCTGCATTATTTGAAGCTCTGTCAGGAAACACTTCTGCAACCAAAGCCATGCAGAAAGGAATTGGTACGGCTCTTGGAAATCCCAAATCTATTAAAGATTTAAAAAGTGATATTGCAGCTTATAATAAAGAACTTGATAAACTTTTAGGAACACCGGTAACTAAGAAGGGGAAAACAACAAGGAATAGAGATGGCGCAATTCAAATGGCTAAAAATGCCAAAATGGATGATCGTGTCATCGAATTGGAAGCACGTAAAAAAATGCTTCAGCAACTTATCAAACAGCGTAATGCGGATCTTGCTGTTGCTGAGAAACTTGAAAAAGAAGCGTCTGCAACAGCAATAAAAACAGATTCTAAAGCTAAATCGAAAGCGATAAGCACAAGTCAGTCAAAATCTCAATCTGCAAAACTAACTAATGTTACACCATCTGTTATCCGAGAATGGAAAAAGGCATTTGGGGATACTAAAAGTAAATCGTTAACAATTAACATTAGAGGAAATGCCGGTGGAACAAATGGTGCATTGACGGTTATCCAGCAAATACAAACTTCTCTTGAAGCATTACAAACAAAGGGGACATTCAACATTAATCCAGTGTTGAACATGGAGGCTTTTGCCGCAGCGGAAGCCCAGCTTAAAAGATTGACTGGATTAACTTCTTCTGTTACGGCTCCATTTATAGCAAAGGATGAAAGAGCACAAGGTTCAAAATTAGGAAGCCCGGTAACATCACTGACGAAAAATGAAAAAACAAAATTGTCAGAAGCTAAAAAACAGATTAAGGAATGGAATGAAAAAATTTCAAACGTACAATCTCGTTTAGATGCAAATAAGGTAAAATATGAGCAGACACCTACATCCAGATTAAAAGGACAGATTACCCGTGATACTAAAACTCTTGAAAAATATCAAGCTAATAAGTTGGCGCAAGAAGATGTCGTAAAAAGTATTCAAGGTAAAACTGTTACAGCTGTACAATCTTCGGCCAAAGGCATAAAACCATTATCTATTGATATTATAGGAAATTTAAAAGGGATTAATATTGCCGGGAAAACTCCAATAGTGCCAATTATAGGAGAGTTAGCTAAAATACAAGGTAAGATTACTGAAACCATTCCAGTCAATGTTAAAATCATGGCTGATCAGGTGGCTGCATCCATTAAGTCTTTACCAACTCCAACATTAAATGTCAATGTACGACTCAATACAGAAGGAATTGCGCAACAGTTGCAGGCAATTACCACAAAACCGAAACCGGTAGCAAAACCTGCAACTAAAACAGAAACAATTCCGACTAAGAGGGGTGGCACTAAATCTAAGGCACAATCTCCTAAAAATGCGGCTTTAATAACAGGTGATATTGATACTAAGAATATCATCAACCAAATCAATAATATCCCACGTCAGACGATTCCGATAGCGGTGAAATTGATGTGGGGAAAGGGTGCTGTGGGCAGACAAGAGCAATTGAAAAATCTTGCATCTAAAATTCCACCTGTAACAATTGCTCTTGATACTAAAGCGGCTGTTGCGAAATTTGAAGAGTTCATCGCCCTCATTAAGTCAAATAGTGTCCAAAATATACGTTTGACAGCAAGTGGAAATACCGCAAATACAGTAACCAATACATCTTCAGCTTCTGTTACTTCTGGAAGTGGTAATAAAAATGGAAGAAATACAAATACTTCTACTAAAAACAAAGAACTGACTCCGCAAGAACGATATGCAAAACTGAAAGAAGATGCTGTTAAAAGGGCACAAAAAGCAAAAGCCGGTGGTAATCAAATGCTTCTGAAAGGAAAAGAAGTAAGGGTCAAAGAACAGGCTTGGTATGCTCAACAACAAGCTATGTATAATCGTTTGTTTGAAGCTGTCCCAAAACCTGATTATGGTTGGCTGAAGCGGGCGGAAGAACAGCGAGCTTCTGAATTATCAACAATGCGTGAAGACGCAAAAGCCGCATTTGCCAAACCAACACCTTTTGAACGAAAGGAAACGGCTGTACACAACGCCAATGTATCAAATAGTATAGCAAGACATCAGCAAAAAGCCGAAAGGTTACGTTCTCAGGCTTATAATTCAATGTTGCCATTTGTCCAAAGCAAAGAGCAAGCGAATATGATGGCTAAGCATCGGAAGTATTTCAGACAAGCAGTTGCGACTACCGGCATTACACCGACGCAAGGTATGGAGGCTCCTCAAATGCTGAAATATCTACAAGGGGTGTCAAACCAAATGCAATCTGCAAGTGTGGCTGTACCTTGGCAATTACAAAGTCAAATCAATAAACTGGAGGGACAAATAGCAAAGTCAAAAGGTGTTACCAGTAGTTCCACGCTTAAAACACCAAGAGCTGCTGTTGGTGGTCAAAAGTCATTTTTTGACCAATCTCGTAAATGGGCTTATCCATTTACCGGACAAACATCATTTGGTGCCCGTACTCCTATGGCGGTTGATATGGCTAAAGGTATGGGTGTGATGTTTGCTGTAGGTGGTGCTATGTCTGCAATAGGCGATTCGTTCAGTCAGGCCATGGAGTACCAGAATACAATGCGCACCACCCAGGCCATATTGCAACATGGAACGGATTCATATAGCAAGAGTTCTTTCAGAAATATGGAGGCTACTGTGCGTGATGTTGGTGTTAAAACTAAGTTTTCCGCTCCTGAAGTTGCTGATGCGGCAAAATTCCTTGCTATGGCAGGTTATGATATTAATGCTATTAATGCTTCTATCCGTCCTATTGCAGACCTTGCTTTGATTGGAGATTCTGATTTGGGAGAGACGGCTGATAAAATGACCAATATCATGACTACATTCCAAATCATGCCAGAAAAGATGCGTGAAGCAGCAAATATTATGGCAACAACCGCAACTCGCTCAAATACGGACCTTATGATGTTAGCTGAATCTGCTAAATATGGTGGCGGTGTTGCTAATATGTATGGAAGGAATGACCCTAATCTTTTTGCAGATACAATGGCATTATTTGGAGTTATGGGTAATGCAGGCGTTCAGGCATCATCTGCCGGTACTGCATTGCGTATGATGTACCAGAACATATTCAAGCCTAATAAAAATCAAAAGACTGTATTGGATATGATGAAAAAGACCTATGGCATAACCACCATTAAAGAAGATGGGGGTTATCGTTCTATGTCTGATATTTTGGTTGATATGGCACAGCGTATTCCTGAAAATAAGATGGCTGAGATTGTTGGAAACTTGTTCCGAATTACAGCACAGCCAGGTGCTACTGCCACATTGCTCGCTGCTGCCGGTGGCGATACAAATACAGCCCAAGAAATTGGAACTGGAATAGATGCGATGTCAAACAAAATGAGTAGTAAGGCAGGGTTAAGTTCACTTGTCTCGCTAATGTTGGCTAATCGTGCCTCAATGAATGGTAATATTTCCGGATCTATTGCAGAAGAAAAACAAAATACAATTCAAGGATTATGGGCACAGGTAACATCAACATTTACAGAAGGGATTGTTCAAGCATTTGAGCAACGACAAGGTGGATTTGAAGGTATGCTCCGTCAACTTAGAGACTATTTTGCAAAACCTGAAACTATACAAATGATGCAGAACCTTATTGATATGATTGTTGAAATCGGTAAGGTAATGGCTTGGTTCGCAAAAATATGGGCCGGATTATACAATATGGCTCCGGGCATGATTAAATACTGGGTTACTATTCAAATGTTCTTTACGCAAATGGGAACTTTGATTTCTCCAGTTATTTCTTTGATTGGTATATTTAATCGGCTTGGAGGATCAATTGCGAAACTTGCAGGTGTATCTCTCGTAGGAAGCACGGCAATGACGAAAGTTGCATCAGGGAAAATGATTGCTGGAACCGTTGCAAATTCCGCTTTACTTGGAGCACCATTTGCTGTTGGCGGTTCTAAATATATTTATGGTAATGCCGCAGCAAGAGCAAACAGAGAACTTGCTTCAAATGCAGTATTGGCTGGTGAACTTGCTCTTAGTGGAGCATCCAGAACTGATACACTTCATAACTTGAATCATGGTACACGTCAACATTATGCTGAGGTACGTAAACGTGCAAGTAAAATATATGGTCCATCACGAGCTTGGAGGGCTTTAAAAACATCAGCTACCGCTCTACCAACAATTGCAACATTTGCCCCAATAATGGGTGGTATTCAAAGTATGTTAACTGGCCTCCTTACTACTCTTGCTAAAGCATTAGGCTTTTTGGTAAATCCGATAACATTAACAGTTGGTGCGTTGGGCGCATTAGGATTCGGGTTGTACAAGTTGTTTCAATTTGTGAATGGCAATACGGAAGCACAGATATTGGCGCAACAACAAATGGCCAAACAATCGGAGAAAGCGGCTCGTGCTATGATTAGCAATAGCCAATGGTACAAAGAGCAATTGGATAAATTCAAGAATCCCGCACAAATTCTTGAAACTACTGGAAAAACAGAGAAAGAGCTTGAATATGAGGCAAATGCAAAGCGATTTAAAAGTGAATACGCAGATATAATTGCTGATTTATCTAAAAATTCAAGCTATAAAGGAATAGATCAACAGGTTGCAAGTTGGCGCGAGCGTGTTAATCGAAACCCTCTTTACAAATTTGCCATAGGAAAAGATTATGATAAGTTTGTTGGGGAGGGATTAACCAAAGATAATTCGCAGTTACAATATACCGGTACAGATGCGGATGGGGGGATAGCTTTATATAATCTTTTGTTCGGCGCAAAGAATAAAGCAAAATTTGTTCAAAGCAATGAAATTCAGGCTGCTTTAAGAACTGCTGGTGCAAACCACCCAACCATACAGAATGCCAATGAACAAATTGCGAATTTGAGACAACAATTTTTCGATGGCACTATCAATGAGGATGAATACTATAAACAAGCATATAAGATTCGTGATAGTATTGTAAATTTGAATGACCCAAGGCTTCGTTCATCAACAGGAATGAATCTGGAGCAATTCAATAATATTTCAGACCCCAGTATTTATCGTGAATATGCAATTGGCCAATACAATATCATTAATTCCTTCATCAATGGGGAAAGTGAATCTTTGGTTGGAAAACTAAATGCTTACAAAGCATTAAGAAATGGAATTGAAATTTACTCAAATCAATGGTGGAGTGCGATAAGTAATGTTATTGGTGATTTCCCTTTGATGTGGAACGCTGTTTCTGCTGATAATAAACAATCTGCATGGATTGAGTTACAGTTATCAATGTTACCGGATGGAAAAATAAATAGTGATAATATAATCAAACAGATAGAAGAAAAAGTTGGCAAATTTAAAGGTAGCTTACAAAACTTTGCCAATATGTATGTAAAAGTTTATCAGATGATGGCTGAAGCCGGTTTGGTCCCTAACACCAAAGAAGATGCTTTGAAATGGACACAAAACCAGCTTTTAAATCTGCCCGTCACACCAGAAGACGCCGCATCATTCTATCATAATAATGTTCCAAATAATTCTGCGTTAAAGAAATATGGAGCAACAGTTGAGGAGTATCAGAAATATGTAACAAATCCAAATGGAAAATTAACAATTAATGGTAAAACATATTCTGCGGTCAATGATGCAAAGTATATACGTAAAACTTTAGCGAATCAAGCTGTTGATAAAATATTGGGTGGAGTTCCAGAGTTTAATGGAAATGGGCCACTTTTGCCTGGGGTTCAAAACAATGGTAATGACAATGTGAATGCACAAACGAATAAAGCTACAACACCTAATATTACAAGTCAAAATGAGTATGCGTCCAAATATGAGCGTTCGTCTGCCAGACCAACACAAATAAATATTCATATTAATGAGCTTGCTCATTTTGATCGTACAACAGTGGCTTCAAGTGCCGAAGAACGAGATTTGGTTGATTCTATGGAATCTAAAATTGCTGAAGCTGTATATAGAATATTTGCTGAAGCGTCTAATCACGCACAAAACACTATTGATTTAACATAAAAACAGCCCCCTATTTCCAATAACAATTTGGGAAAGGGGGCTTTCTAATTTTACGAACTATTATAAGGTATGAGTAGTTTAAATAATCTTGCAATTACAGCCACAAACAGCGCAATGACCTCTGCTATGGGGGCGATGTTTAATACTTTGCAAAGCAAAATAGCAAATGGTGGCAGAGATAGGAACTGTAAGTTCTACTATAATGATGGTGCCGGTGGTTCTATTTTACAAGTAGCAGTTAAAGGCGCCGTTGGCGGAGCTGTGTCCGCACTTAAAAGTGAAGCAGTCAACGCATTCAATTCATTATTAAATGGTAAACGCACTAAAAGCAATGTAGGATCAGCGTGGATAGAATCTGAACTTAAAAAGCAAGAAGAGGAAGCCAAAGAGTATGGAATGATGCAGGTGGATGGTGGAACTATTTATGCACTTGATGATTGGGGATGTAAAGCACCGGAGGCTCTTATGCTTGGTATCGAACTGGACCAGAGTATAACAGTGACACAAAAATTTCCAGTATATCGTACCCAAGTCATTGATGCAAAAAAGGGGGTATATAAAGAACAAGAGCCAAATACAATTAATAATGTTGTAAATACTAAAACTCTGGTATGGTATGATACGACAGCTCTTGTAACAATCAATTCAGATAAAAATTTAATTGCTACACGCGTTCAAGGGCGTGATTACAGCAGAAAAGAACTTGTATCTAATGGAGATATTAAATTTTCTGTTAGTGGACAAATTACCAGTGGCAAACCTGATATTTACCCTTCTGAAGAAGTGAAGAAATTTATCAAAGTTATGCAGTATAAGGGTATTGTTAAAATTAACAATCAGATACTTGACCAATTTGGTATTAGTCATATTGTAATAACGGATTTCAATATGCCGCCAAGACAAGGATATAAAGCACTTCAGCAATATTCTTTTTCTGCTATTGGATTACAGCCAGAAAAGGATATTGAAATTTCAGAAGATACAATATCAATCATACCTCAAAAAGCTGTGGCCGCTAAAGAAGATGATAGTAGTGAATGGATGAAAATGTTAAATAACCAATTGGAAGGACTGAAGTCTATGGCTGCTGATATATTTAGTCAGGGTGTAGGGCTTGCAGCCGGAATGTTGGAAAATAAATTATAACTTATGGCGGCAGATTCAACATCATTGAGAACGCAACGTCCTGATATAGTTCAAAAAATAGACTATACTTTGACACCTCAATATTATGAGCATAAAGCGTATGAGGATAAATTAGCAATACTTGTTTGTCAAATCAAGATATGGAAAGCCAATGGTACAGATTGGTTTTCAATCCCTTCTGCAAATCAATGTTTGACTATTCGGGAATGTGAAAGTATTGAAATATCAGATTCGTCCAAGGAACTGATAAATAAAGCTACTGTTAGGTTTCCACGAGGTACGGTGATAAGTCTGTCAAGTAAAAAAGACAAAAGTGTCAAAAGTGGAAATAAAGAGAATTCAACAGAAAAAACGAATAATCTAAAAGATACTAATAACGATGGCGATGTTACAAGCACATCAACAGCACAGTTTAATGACGATGGGGTTTCGACAACCTCTATGGCAGTTAATTATGATGATAAGGGATTGATAGATTTCAATCGTTCAAAAATAGAAAAAGCATTGTTAAGCCCTAATGATGTTGCTGTTGGAAACCGTATTGAAATTAGACTTGGGTATGCTTATTCTGAAATAGAGTTTAATAAAATGAATACAGCAGATAATGATCCAAATATGAATGTTGCTTTTACCGGATTCATCACTGCTGTTTCTGTTGATACTCCATTGGAATTGGAATGTACCAATATGGCCCATGTTTTAACGGCGGTCAGCACTCCTAATATTTCAGTTAAATCCACTTTGTTTGTAAAGGATTTCCTTGATGATGATGGAAAATATCATCTTTTGAAAGGTACTGGGATATCATTGGCTGAAGCCAGTAAAAACTCTACTATTTCGGTAAGTGGAGGGGCTATCAGTAATAATTTAACAATTGCAGATGTGCTTACAGAGTGGAGTAAAAGCGGCGTGTTGTGTATAATGGAAACCAAATCAAATGGAACAGTACAACTCAGAGTAGGATTGACATATTATGCAGGAAAAGGTGGTGGAAAATTGCCTAATAATGACAAAAAATACATCACATATAATGGTGGAAACAATTCAGTCATGCTTATTCAGTTTGACTGGGATGTAGCGCAAGATAAATTGAGCTTGAAAAGAAATGATAAAAAATATCTTGCAGTTGAAGCACAGGGCCGGACAAAGGATAATCAATTTTTTAAACTTACGATACGGAAGAACCCCAATCCGGATGATGAGGGGTGGATGATAGACTCTGACGGTCAATTTCAAGTAGTTAATCGTCGTAAAGTCAAAGACAGGAAAAAGATGAAATATGTCAATGGTACATTCAGTACCAAGATGATTGAAGGACACTTGACAGACCCGGTAAAATTGGATAAATACAATGTTATCCACTATCTATCTACAAAAATTGGCATTACTGAAGAAGAATTGATTGAAGAGGCAAAACAGTATTGGGCAAACTACAATCCTAATGGTATTTCAGGCTCTTTAGTGATTTTTGGTGATTTGTTTATTAAGCCGACTGATATAGTCGGACTTGTTGATGTCCGTCAGCCCGAAAAGAATGGATATTATTATGTCGAATCGGTCAGTACTACATTTGGTATAAACGGATATAGACGTGAACTGAAAATACCATTCAAGATTGCCTCATTTGCAAAACCAGTTCAAATCATAAAATAAAATAGATATGTCTCTTACAGGTGAAATAAATAAAATTTCAGGCAATGTACGCAGGTCCATAGAAAAAATGGCTAAAAACGGTATGGTCAGTTCTGATGGTTCGGTACGTGGCACAAAAAAAATATTCGGTTATGTATGTGCCATCCATGAAGATGGAGATTTAGCCGGAACTATTGATGTACAAGAATTTAATTATGAACCGGATGAGTATCAAACAATGGGTACCGGCCATCATAAGGGGGTGTTGTTATCAGCTATTCAAGATAATAAAAACGGAATGCAAATTGTGCCAATGTTGTATTCAGAAGTTGTGATTGTTCAAAATCCGACTGATGGATGTGAATATGTACTAATGTATAGCCATGCCCGCCATATCAGAATGAAGGCTTCCTCATTGGAGGATTTGGATGATGGTGAAATAGAAATAGGTGTGACGGAAGTCAAAAGTTTTGTTGAAACGGATGATGGGCTGGAAAAGGATTATTATGAATTAGAACCGACAAAGCACAAAACAAGTACAATCTATAAATCACAATCAATAATAGACCATATTGTTTCTCCAGATGATGAAAAGGGTTTTAAGCAAGAAAAAACAGTTGAACATAAAATCATTACGGTTGGAGATACAACAATCACCATTGATGGTGAGAATATCATTATTGAAACAAGTAAACTGGTGAACATCAAAACTGATACGGCAAAAATAGAAACAAATAGTTGTGAGATTAAAGGTGGTGATGTTAAGGTAGATGGAAAAACTGTAACTATCACTGGGGGAACATTGAAAACCAAAGGGGTAAGTAACACAGATTTGAACGGCCCATTCAATGCCATAAAAGCCTGTCCTTTCAGTGGTGCTCCGCATTGCGGTTCTTCAGTTAGTGGAACTTAATTTTTTAATTATGAGCAAGACAACTTTTGCACAAACAATAATCAGTAAACTTAAAGCTGCCATAGGAACTGATGGAGGCACTTATACTTCTGGAAGTGCATCATCGGCAATGGCGGCTGTCGCACAAGGAATAACGGAGTATTTAATGGCAAATACCACTGTTTCAATCGCCTATGCAGGAATGGTAATAACAACATATCCATATCCTGACCCGATAATTGCAGATACTTTTAGAATTGTCGGTGCTTGCGCTCCACCCAACCCGGCAAATGATTTTAATAGTTGGATAAAACAAATTGAAACAAATATTATAACCGGATTTCAATTAGCCCCAACTGGAAATGCGGGAGTTGTGTTTGCACAAAAGCCTTTTTTAAATGCTGGAATTAAAACTAAGCAGGAAAATCTGAAATCGACACATGATATTGCAGATAAAGATGCACAACTAAAAGTTTGGGAGATAGTTTGTGGTGGAATTATGGATTGGATCAATAGTACTGCATTAAATAGTGTTGCCGGGGTTGCGTCACGCCCGACCGCACCATCAACAGGAACCGCATCAATCACTAAAATCACAATTACTTAGAATGATAATACGGTGTACTATTATAAAATATAAGATATAATTAGTATGGTAAGGGACTTGATTTTAGATATGAAAGAGCGTGATTTGTTGACAGAAGACAAATCTAATGCTGCCGAACCGGTATTTGACTCTTTGTGGGGAAACTTGTTTGATGAAGATGAGGCTATAGATGTTTTGATTTGCAATATCATCATTCCCGAAGCATATTGGGGCATTGTAGGATATGAAAATGGAGAAATGACTTGCCGTTTTACATCTGTCTATGTGCCGGATACGAGACACTTTAGAATCCGTTTAGTCGGATTGAAGAATAGTCAATATGGCATTTTCAGTAATATTAGGGGCGAGTTTGGAATTCCGGTAAACAGTTACGCTCTTAGTAAAAATATCGCTGCACCGATATCAGCTTGTATGTTGCCGTACATTGATATTGATGGCGAATTTGTCATCAAGATGGTTCAGAATTATAAATCTGAAATTCTGGACAAGGCATATATTTACTCATCCAAAAGCACCGACATCAGTATAAACTACAGTGATGACCAGGCATCTCAGCTATTAACATTGTGTGCGCCTGGTAAAAGCTATCGTTATCCGACTACCGGTGTGGGGATTACAAAATATCTTAATTGCATAGTATCTCATTCAGACTTGCATAAGGTGCTTGAAGCGCAATTTGATGCAGACAACAAACCTATTCAAGATGCTGATTTTGATAATGAAACTTGTAAGCTTGATGTGCTTTTTAGCCCTGAAAAAGAGGTTACAGATACAGGATTGGAAGATTTGGAAAATTTGAATCTTGATTTCTTCAGTATGTTTACTGATGAGTATGTGCGTAGAAATATAGTATTGACTGAATTGTCTGATACTAATTTCATGGAATTGTTGGATAGATATTCAAACGTACTTAATATAATGCTTTTTCAGGATTATACAACTACGTCAACCCGTATTGCAAATAAGGTTGCTCCCGGTCAATTTAATGGGGTGGGGGATGTCATTCCAAGTGATGAATATTTTATTGTCTCAGCAACATTGGAGGCAAATACCATTATTATGTTTGATGATGAAAAAGAGGATGAAATTAAAGATGCGCCCTTATTTATCATTAATGATAATGATGAAACACGTTTATATACGGCATTGGTTGAACAACCATATTGGATAACTGAAACATGCCATAAGTGCTTTATACTGAAACGTAGGTCCACTATCAAATACATGATTAGACAAGAGCAATTTAGAATTGGTAAAGGACTATATATGGTGCCTCAAACAAGTGCCAATATAAAAAATATGCTTGGATTAATACAAGACGTTAATACCGGGCGATTACTGGGTATTGTCTCTAACAGCACTAATATTAGTGATATAACACTGGATGAGATAACCCAACATATATATGCAACTCAAATAATTCAATAATATCATTTATCATGAACAATAATAATATTGTCAAAATAGGAACTGCCCTTAAATGGCGCAACACCTTTGATATTACAAAGAAATACTATCAAGAAAATATAGTCACTGTATGTGGCTGTGTTTTCCGATGCAAGGTGTTACAGTCGCAAGGTAAAACGCCGGTTTACATAGCGGATGATGCAGGACATCTTGCTTTCGCCAATACGGATGTCTGGGATGTGATTGTTGATATGGTGTATTATTACAATTTCGCCATTGACACTAATAATCTCACAAGAGAGACACTGGAGTATATTAAAAGATTGGATGATGAATGGAAAAGGCAACAGAAGGAAATCCAGGCAATTCAAAAAGATAATAAGGAACAATGGGAGCACATAATTGAAATTGAAAAATTAAATGCCGAACAACAGCGTGAAATAAATTCTGTTCTTGATACATATAGTTGTTTCAGTGAAGGTATTTGGTTTGACACTTTACTTTGGAACAATGATTTGTTATGGGATAACAATAAATATGCAATCACGGATGATTTGCAAAATCAAATTGATGAACTTTCAAACCGCCATAAAGAGGACATTGAACAAATTGATTCGGATATTGAAGAGATCAATGCGCACATGACCCGGCATGAGGAAGAACAAAATCAAATCAATGATTATCTTTTGGAGCAGTGTGATAATTGGAATAATTCTATAAGCTGCTATAGTGAAGGTGTATGGGAAAACTTGTTGTATTGGGGCAACATGTCTTTATGGGACAATAATAAATTTTCTATTACTGAGGATTTACAAGATCAAATTGATGATATTGTAGAACAGCATGATAATGACACAAATAACACAGTCAGTCGTTTTGAAAAAGATGAATTACTGATAAATGAACATGATGCGCAGTTAGGGGATTTTCTTGAACGCTTTTGTAGCTTTAGTAACGGCCAATGGGATAACGGATTAAAATGGAATAATACGGCTGTCTGGGAAAATTCAAATATGACATGTGACACATTTGAAAAGGTGTTGGATAAAATAGATGAACATGACGCAAGCATAGCCAATCTTATTGATGAACATGAAATCATTTATCAAAGCATTGATACTTTAGGGAATAATATTGAAAAGAATAAAGCTATAGATGATGAGCAACAAAGGCAAATAGATGTTCTTCTCAAAATTCATTCAACTATAAATAAAGGTTTTTGGGATAATAACTTGCTTTGGGTCAATGAGTCGGAATGGACTAACCGAAATATTGTTGATAAATTAACCGAAATGGTTATCCAGAATAAAGATAATATTGCTCAAAATAAAAAAGAACTGAGTAGCTTAAATGAAAATGTAAAAGAACTGGAGAAAGGTGTAATAGAATCTGAGAATAACATAGAAGATATCAACACACAATTAGAAGACATCTCAGAAGAACAAGCTGCTCAGGATGAGAAAATAGCACAGATTGGAGCGCACTTCTGTTGTTTTGCGGATGGAATATGGGGTGATTGGTTTTTATGGCATAACAATGACACATGGGTAAATGATACAAACAATCATGAGAACCGTATTTCTGAAATGGAAACCTCATTTATCAATATGATGAATATGCTTACTGCTCAACAACAGCGAATTGTTTGTTTAGAGGAAAAAATTGCAAAAACTTTTTATGGATGCCTTGGTACAGGATTGTGGATAAATGACTTCCCATGGCAAAATGATGCAATTTGGGACGGTGGTATTTAAAGTTTTTGTATGACGAGACTATTATATATTGATTAAATATTTAATTCAAAAAAATCAAGTAACATGGCAACAGAAATTACAATGGAAACTGACTGGGGAGCGAAAGGTGCCCAGTTGACCGGAGCACAGGTTCAAGCGTTCATAAAAGAACAATTGACAGCTTTGCATGAAAAAGACACTTCACTTCAGGAACAAGTAGACAACTCACTACCTCGGTTGAAAGCCGCTACTGATGGTTGTTTTGTAACTTATCATCGTAAAAGTGATAACTGGCCTGTAGCAGTTCCATATTGGCAATGGCCTGCTTTGGAACGGGCTGGGGAAAAAGCTGACGGTGTGCTCGTTTTGATTGACGGGCAGGCACCTATTATTGTTTCACCAACAGGAACTCAACTCAGATGGTCTAAGAATGCTGTAGCTGTCAATGCTAATGTTGGTGGTGATTACAGTAAGGCTTATGTCGATTACACTGGCAAAACACGTACTGCTGCTATTATGGCTAAAGGTGTGGAATTATTTGGTGATGACAATGCGGCATGGACACAATATGCGCCGGCATGGTGCAATGCCTATGACCGTTCTTATGACAAAGGGGATGAAGCGCATACTAAAGTTGGGCTTGGTGCGGGTAAATGGTGGTTGCCATCTATTGCAGAGCTAATCATCATTTGGAAACACAAGTATGCAATCAATCAATGTCTCTCAGTCATTTCGGGCGCAAGCCCGCTTGTTGAGTCATGGCATTGGAGTTCCACTGAGAACTCGGCGACGTACGCTTGGTACTTGTTCCTGAACGGCGGCAGCTTCTACTGGAACTCTAAGGTGTCGTACAGCCTCTATGTGCGTGCCGTGGCAGCATTTCATTAACCCTTTATCCCTTCAACCCTTTAACTCTTCGGAGCAACGCGAGCATAAAAGGGTTGAAGGGGTAGTATATATTCAACTTATCACAAGGGACGTCGCCTTTTGGAAGGTTCAGTATGGTTCCAACCTCTTGTATAAGAATGAGTATATATGAAATATCAAATTAAGGGTTTGTAATTGATGATAATCAGTGTTTTTGTAGTTAAGAGATTTGATAAAAGCAGTGTTTAAATAAAAAGAGAAGTTGCTATGGCTTTATCCAACGAATTACCGGTTTATATAGACACATATCATTACATTCAAGCAGTGCTTGACACTCATAAAAATTTCCCAAGAGATATCAAACATACTGTCGGGCAGGAATGGATTAGGAGAGCAATTACGCTCCCGACTTTTATAGTCCGGGCAAATATGTTTAAAAGTGAGCGTGAAGCATATCTTACTGATTTCATTTGTGAATTTGAGTTCTGTAAATTGATAGTTCGTTTAGCCGGTGAAAATCGTTGGATAAGTCGTAAGCAACAATCTCACCTTATGTATTTGGAGGCGACTGTCGGCAAACAAGTGACAGCATGGAAGAACGCATCAAAAACAAAATATCGGAAACGTATTAACGAAACTGAAAAATAGTAATTGATGCAACGCACAGAGTATGGAAGTTTACGGATGACCATAGAGTTTGCGCTTCCGTGAGAAATGGGGGTACTACTGCCAAAATGTAGTTAAGGATAAGATAATGTACCCGATACACTGAGAACTCGGCGACGAACGCTTGGAACTTGAACCTGAACGACGGCAACCTCAACAACTGGAACACTAAGGTGTCGAACAGCAACTATGTGCGTGCCGTGGCAGCATTTCTCCGAAAGGTAATTTTGCGAATAAGTAATTGTAGTACAATATAAAATAAGTATTATCACATTAGTGCTGATATGGTGACGTATGAGGATTTGGTAGAGGCCTATTATGATTGTCGTGTACATAAGTCGCGGACAAACAACTGCATCAAGTTCACTCTTGATGTGGAGGGCAATCTATATGATATGATGCAAGCCATCAACAATAGAACCTACCAACCTAAACGCTCCATTTGCTTTGTTGTTAGTCGTCCCAAATACCGTGAGGTGTTCGCTGCTGATTTTGCAGACCGAATTATACATCATTATATCAGGTTACGATTAGAACCTATTATTGAAAAAGAATTTAATGACAGAACATTCAATTGTAGAAATGGAAAAGGCACATTAGCCGGAGTTTCACAATTAAAGCGTGATATAATTGAATGTTCTCACCATTATACCAAAGATTGCTATGTGGCAACAGTTGATATTCATAGTTTCTTTATGTCTATTCCTAAAAAACTTGTTGAAGATTTAGTCATACAACTTGTTAATAAAAAATATGAGGGGGAAGACAAGGAGGATTTGATTTACTTGTGCCATGTTGTTTTAAGCCATTGCCCTGAGAACCACTGTGTTAAACATTCATCAGATGAAATGTGGAATCATCTTCCAGCAAGTAAATCATTATTTACTAATGGAAATGGATTAGGAATGCCTATTGGTAATTTGCCATCTCAAATGTTCGCCAATTATTTGTTGAACTTGGTTGATTGGGCTATTGAAACAGATTGTGGTATTCAATATCATGGGAGATATGTGGATGACATTTACCTTGTTGCAGAAACAAAAGAACAAATTCTAAACGCCATTCCGATTATCAGGGCACGCTTAGAGTCATTAGGACTTAAATTGTCTCCAAAGAAATTTTATATGCAACATTACAGCAAAGGTATAGATTTTACCGGTGCTATAGTAAAACCCGGAAGGGTTTATCCTTTGAATAGAACTGTCACTTCATTTAGACATAGTATCGACAGGCTCAACCAGTGTAAAACCAAATCTCAGATAATAAAAGCATTGTATTCCGTAAATAGCTATTTAGGATTGATGAGGCAATATGATAGTTACGCCATCAGGTATAATGTTCTACAAGAAATAGACAAAAGACTGTATAAGTGGATATATATCAAGGGAAGCATGGAAGTAGTTGCTCTAAAAAGAAAATATCATCCTAAAGCACGTATAAACTATAGGTTGTCACATGGGCTTAATTACAAGTTGTCATTACCAAAACCTATAGCTGTTTTTGAAGAGAGAGAAGATAGAATAAAATATATCAGACTATTGGCTGAATACACTCCGGTCGATATTTTGCCAATAAGTAAACTTAAAAAAGAGAGCAAGACTATTATTCAATATATAGCATAAGTTTAATTTAAAAATGATTGAGACATGAGTGAAATTAAAGATGTCAATGAAATTGACGAAATTAACGAATCTGAAATCCTGACTCCTGAGGAGATTGCAGAAATTGAGGCCCAAAAAGATCAAGAATTGTTTGGCGATAATGTCAAAAAGATTGGTGGATGTGCTGTAGTAACTGTTGATGACGAAACTATCGCAGTTGAGTTGCCAGTTACCTATCCGCAGCTTGTAACAGCGATTGTGCGGCATAAATATGGCACAGACCAAACTGAAGCCATTCTTGCCAATATTGCTTCAGCACAAACGATGTGCGTATCTGAAGAAAAGGCTGCTGAGTATTTGGATGAGTACACCACATACAACGATTGGCGGAGCAAAGCAAAGAGTATTGCGAAAGAAGTTCTTGGAATTGAGGGGTAACAATACCTTAGTGAAGAGCCGCCCTTGGGTAAATATCCTTGGGCGGCTTTTTTATAATTCAATGCTAAGTTCCAGGATATAATCTATAAAAAACAAAGCAATGAACTATTATTAATAAAACGAATGTGAATGTTACAATATAAGGTCAGAAGCGGACAGAACATATATGACATTGCTTTGACTCTCTATGGCAGTGTAGAGGGAATTTTTGACTTGCTTGTAAGCAATGAGGGGCTAAACATGGATACAAAGTTATCTTGTGGAATGATACTTAATTACCATGAAGAGTTTACAATTAATAAAGACATTGTTATATGGTTAAAAGACAATAATATATTAGTGAAGAATGGGGAGCATGTACACGATTATCTTGATGTAGAAAAACTTATAAAATCGCATATTCAAACCTATCATCAGGACATATATGATGAGTTGCAACTTATGTCTCCAGATGAACAAGATATGTATTGGGAATCTTTATATATGCCACGAATGGTAATCCAACAACAAGGGCAATTGTCAGCCATCAAATTGAAGTTGAAACCTCAAAAACATTTAATTGTTGATTGGGGAGATTACACACAACCACTCATTGTAGAAATCAATGAAGAACATGAAATTGAACACTGCTATAAAGGAAATGGGCAACACACTATTACATTATATGGAGATTTTGAATTTGAATTGTTCGATTTGAGAGAAGTAAATGGAGTGTATTATCCGCTCGGAACCATTTATGCTGATACATTTATGTCAGAGCTGGATATTGAGGATTTAAAAAAACTGATAATAACACAATGAGGAGTGTAAGTCAAATTTATTCAGAAGCTGTTGCTACAAGAAACAATTACTTGCAGTTAACAGAATTAAATACGGGAAGAAGCAACAGCAAGCTCAGTATGATTAACCTGCTGACGTATGTGGTGGCTGTCTGTATCCATACCTATGAAGCGATATTAGATTTGTTTCAGGTTAAAATGGTTAAGGTTCTTGATGGACGAATCAATGGAACTCCGGACTGGTATGCCATCATGGCTAAAAAGTTCCAGTACAACAATGCTACTGAGACTGGTGATCAATTGATTTTTAATGAGGATACTATGAAATTGGAATATGCTGATATAGATGTATCTCATAGAATCATTGAAAAAGCTGCATGGCAAAATGATGAAAATGGGACATCATTGATACTTAAAGTATGTAAAGCAAATAACAATTCAAATGAGGTCAATAACGGAATACCCTATATGCCGTTGAATGACCATGAGTTGACCGCATTCAGAATGTTTGTCCAGCAGATAAAATTTGTAGGAGCGGACATTTATTGCGAAAGTTCTCCCGGTGATATTGTGACAATTGTTGCAGACAAATACAATCCGATATTTTATAATGACAGTTATGTTACGGCTGCGCAAGCACTTACAAACTTGCAACAAACCATGATTGATTTTGCCAATGAAATGGAATTCAACGGAATGTTCTACTATCAGTCTGCATTGGACGTGATAAGAAAGACAGAACACATTACTGATATTGGGAACAACATCAAAATTTATGTAAATTCATACAATAGCGAAGACCGAAAATATAATGAGCCGGTTGAATTGGTTGGCCGAATAAAATTGAAAAGTGGTTATATCCGATTACTTGATACGGATTCAGCAATAACAATAAATAGCGATAACTTGATATTGGTACCGGCTTCAAAAATGGACCAGTATTTTGAATCATTGAATTCTGAAAAATGATAAATATTGATTTTGCAAATATCAATAATGCCAAATTGATTGGGCGTCTCTTACCTTTTTGGGCAAGAGGAAAGAGAGTGTCTTTGTTTTTACAAGCGGTTCTTAGCCCTATTGCTTCAGTTCATAATTCATTTAAAATATGGGCATTGGAAAAATTTATAGAATGTCACATAACCGCTCAAAAAGCATCATTAGAATGGTATTTGAGATACAAACTCAAATCTCATTTTCATAATGAGAATGATAACTTTTTCATTACACATGGCATTAATGAATCATTGTCATGTTTTAGCAGTGATGTTTGGCGTAATGGATTACATTGGGACAACAATTTGCGTTGGAACGTGGACATGGAACCACTGGTGCACATGAATATGAATCTGTCCTGTATAAATACAGGTATGTGGGAAAACACGATGTTGTGGAACAATGCTCTTCTGTGGGATAATGAAAATAATGGCAAAAAATATAATGATGACTATTTGGAAATTGTTAATCAAACAAATGTCTATGCTCCAGCTATTATTGATACCGTAAATTATAACCACGAAGATTATGAACGTGATATTAGGAATATCATGTCCAAGTTTATGATTAACTTCAGCAAAATACATATTATAATTGCAGATACAGAGTGATAAATCAATAAATAATTTAGCAGTATGAAGATTTACAATTTTGGCAATGATTATGCCTTTCAGCAAAAACAAAAATTGGAACAGGAAACATCCAAGATGAATCCAAGTTCTGACAACAAACTAAAAGAAGAATTCAATGTTGAAAATCAAAATTCAGATGCCGGATCCGACAATGTGCTTGGTATCTCAGAAAAGCCGGAAACCGCAAAAAAGAAAAAAGAAGCCGGGACCAAAGGTGGAAAAAAGCAAGAGGGTAGTCAAGTTTGATGAGACTGCTGTTGGGCATTTTCTTTATGTTTATGCCCCTATTCAGTATTATCTATTAATGGAATACTGTAAAGCAATTAAGCAAGTCGAAAGAGGACAGCGTATAAAATATAATATAATTGAAGCTATAGCTATCAATAGTGATAACGCTGCTTTCAAAACAGCACGCTTTAGGAGGGCTCTTATAGCTTACCGGAGGTTTGGTACTCGTCCGTTAAGAAAAACTGGATGGTCTTTAAGGGATGCTGTTTATTATGCCAGAAACAGTCATTATATTCATGAAGCGGTAAAAATGAGAGGAACATAGCGATATATTTTTTCTGTTTGTTGTATGACAATTCCATAAAGGGCGTTACTCTCAAAAATACGATTAAGATTGAAGATGTCTTTCAAAAGACTGACAATAAGCAAATAAAAAACAAAAAATCCGTTGTTCTTGTAGAATGGCGGATTTTTTTGCATATATTTGGGGCAGCTTAAAAAATGAACAAAAGAATATGACAGCAATAGTAGGAGTTTTGAATAAACATGCTGTGGCAATAGCAGCAGACAGTGCAGTCACAATGGGGAACACTCACAAAGTGGTCAATAGTGCGAATAAAATTTTCACGCTGTCGAAGTATCACCCTGTAGCAGTGATGACATACAGTAGCGCATCTTTTATGGGTGTACCATGGGATATTATCATTAAAGAATATAGAAAACAGTTAAAAAATAAGTGCTTTGTAAAACTTGAATATTATGTGGATGATTTTATGAAATATCTGCATAAAGAGCATTTCTTTTGTGATAAAAAAACTCAAGAAACATATTTGCGATGGATGTTGGAATCCTTTTTTGACATTTGTCGTAATGAGATTTGTAATGAAAATCATATAGATAAAAAAGCTTTGAATGATACGCTGATTGAACAAAAATTAACAAATTGTATTGGAATATATAAAGCAGCCGATAAATGTCCTGATTTTGATTCATATTCATTGGTGAACTTTAAAAAATATACAGAAACATCTATACAAAATTTTGCGAATGAAAAGGGTTTTGCAAATGTTGATTTATTGTCAGAGTCTTTCTTCTACTATTTGTCGGTTAAAACACTTACTTATTCCTATACCGGTTTGGTTTTTGTTGGTTATGGTGAAAAAGAAATATATCCGTCACTTATTCCTGTGAATATCTCTTCATTAGTTGTTGATGGACATTTAAAATATTTTATTGATCAGACTAATGTTGCTAAAATTTCAGAACATGGTTCTTGGGCTGTGATAAGTCCTTTTGCACAAGTTGATGTCGTTCAAACCATAATTAGAGGAATCAATCCAAGTTTCCAAGATATAATTTATAATGTTATAGGAAAATCTATTGAATCTTATACAGATGCAATTACAGGTATTCTTGATAAGGATCCATCCACAATATCGGTATCAACAGCTATAAAGGGATTGGATAAGCAGTCTGTAATCAAAGGTATTACAACCCAAATAAACAAAGAGATGTTTAGTTTGTATTCAAAGCCATTGATTGATACGGTAGCACATTTAGATAAAGAAGATATGGCAAATATGGCTGAAAGCTTTATATCTCTTACATCATTGGTTCGTAGAATGCAACCTGGAGAAGAAACTGTAGGAGGTCCAGTAGATGTGGCTGTTATTTCAAAAGGTGATGGCTTTGTGTGGATTAATAGAAAGCACTATTTTAATCCTGAGTTAAATGCTTCATTTTTTAGTAATTATTTTAAGTAAGAAAGGAGCTTATTATGTATGGAACAATGACTTGCGATTTATGCCAAAATTCAAAATTGGAAGGAACCCTATTGACAAAAGAACAGGTTGAAGAAATTTCAACTCGTATATCTAAGAATGTCTCTGAGAATGTGTCAAAACAATTGGAAGAAGCTATCTCTGCTTTATCTTCCAAAAAGACAGATAAGGAAACAAAGAAAAAATGAATTATTCTAAAAAAAAGTCCGCTTCGCATTGTTTGTTTTAGCGGACTTTTTTTGCGATTGATTTATATGACTATCCGCATAACTCCCCAAATAACATGCTGCCATGTCGTCTGGAAAGTAATGCTAAGTCATTTATTTTTAAGTATTACGGCAGCTAAAATAGAGCTGCCCAGGACTCCTCCCGTAAGTTACCCATAGCCAATGTTATGAAATGGTTTCAATTGTCAGTAACACTGCCCGTTTCCAAGCTGTTTAATCACTGACCGAAGAGGTTGGGACTTGGATAAACATCCCAACGTTCCTATAACATTCATTTCTAACGTAGCACAGGCTGTACCTGTGCTTAGGCTAATCTGCTCATCCATCAATCACCCTTTGGGGAAGATTGCGGATAGTCAAATTGATTTATTAGCAACGTATTAGCTAATATACTTTATATTATTGATTTAGAATTTTTTTCTGTTTGAAAATGTTGCATTGAAAATAATTTTAGCTTCTGGCCCTCCATTGACTTTGGTTCCACATGATACATTGTGTAAAATTGAAGAACCCGAATTATACCATTTCTTTTGAACAGTTTCTATATCAGTATCTACACTAATGAAAAATTGATGAAATTGGGGCGATTCTCCAACATTGTGCGAGCATGTTAAATGATATTTCCATTCTGATGGATTGATAATAGCGCCACACAATCTACATTTACATTTGCCTTTAATCTTAATCCCCGTATCTAATACGCAAAAATAATTATGGAATCCCGATTCACAAATAATATCATGGAAGCGAGCTAAATGCTTTTTCCATTTCGTGAGTTTTAACACCTCTCCGCATAATTGACATTTTATTAAAGGGGCAGGTTTTGAATGCGTAGCAGCCTTAATTTTCTTGCTCGGTTTCATGTTATTCTATTATTTGTGTGTGTTGTTTTTAAATCATATTTTGGCGAGCTATAATTGCATTAATTGTAGCGTTAATTCGACTTGCAATCTGCTCATTATCGCCAACATGAATTTCAAATATTGGACGTGAAATGTTTAATGTATTAATGATAACTGAATAATTATGATAAATCTTATCTGGCTTCTTTTGATATTCTGTTGTATATTTTTCTGGGCCAGCAAGTAAAGTACCTGCTGTTTTACCAAACGACCGTTGCATAGAAGAGCGTTTGATTTCATTCCATAAATCCCCTTGAGTCACTGCAACAACAGTACCGGCTTTTATTTTCGGATTATCTACAATTTGAGAGCTACTTATATCATTGAATTTTAACCATGATGATGAAAAGTATATTTCTTGTTTTTCTTTAAAAATAAGTACGGTTCTTTGAGGATCCGATGGGGAAATCGGAATCATAACTTCAATTTCCCCATATTGATTTTTCATACTTTTAATCCATTCATTGAAATTATCTATCCTTTTTTGCACCCAATTACTTACTGCATAAGGATTTTCAGTATGGTGTTTGGGGGCCTGAGTTGAATTTGTGCTATTGGAGCTTATAAAACACACTAATGAAATCACGACAATAGCTGCAATGATAAGAAATAGTATAAATATAGCCATATACATTTTGGATTTTGTAATACATTCAATTTCAATCTCAAAATGGCGATGGCATAAACGAAAAGCGTAGAGCCATTGCCTTTCGTCTCGTGGTTCACCACAAACCATACTCAGTAAGGCAGGCTCTACGCTATATGCAGAACCGCCTAACACTGAGTATTTAACCTTATTCTATTCCGAGGTGGTGATTTCGAGACGAATTAGGTCATAATATGTCGCTTATAAGCAAATATGCTATACAAGTATCGCAAAAGTAAATATAATATATGAGAATAACAAATGAAATATCTGTTAATCACTGTTTTTATTACTTAGCGTAATTTTTCCAGAAACGATTAGTGATATTTCTCAGAATATATCCATCCACCTTATAGAGACGCTGGTTGGTCTTAGGCGAATTGAGACCACCCAATTTTTTTATATATGGTCCCAATTTTAAATAATCAAAGTTCTTATACTCAGCAAAAATAGAAAACCACTCCTGACCGCTGTACCAGCCAATTTTCAGATGTGGGTGAACTTGACGAACATATCCAGCGAGCTTATTAACTTCATCCGGCTCCATGTCCCCGCCCATAAAACATACACAAGTCACATCTTTAGACAAAGGCTTGACCAAATCATCCAGCGAATCTTCAGTTAATGGTATTCCTTTGTCCTCCCACAACATTTGCGCATGACATCCTTTACATTTTAATGGACAGTTTGCAATATTGATTACAAGAGACACCTCATCAGGTATCTCCTGTAATCCAATTAAGCTATTGTAATATTTCAACATAACCTAAAAATCCACATCTCCATAAATACGTTTCAAGAACTCTTTTTGACGAGGGTCTGCCCAATGCTCTACTGGCGTTGGATAACCTATTATCCGGACCCAATACTGAATGTCAGTGCTTCCACACAAACATTCCTTAATCGGCATATTGACAACTTTACCGCATTTCTTGCATACACTGATAGGCACATTGATGGTCCAGTAATTAGTTCCTTCACGTTTAGCTATATTCATCAGATGCTTGCATTGTTCTTTTGACGGCCATGTGGAAAGGTTTAGATGGCAAGCCTGACCTCCGTCAGTATAGGCATTAACCATCCGACCATGCAGGCGTAACTTATCAAAGATATTGGTATTGTCCCACGGGTTATAAAAATAACTATTATAAAGATTCTGGTTATCCGGCACCCAATATCCGTCCGCTTTGTCCCACTCATAAAACTTCACTGCAAGATTTTCTCCCGGGATAGCTTCCGTATTGAACAAGAATGGGCGTTTTTTGTCATGGATATTATGCAATTGGTTTTGTTCGCGAACAGTACCAAACAGCAATTGCATGAAATCAAAATACGTGTCATTCACAGTTGTTTCAATACCGAGGAACTTTGCAGCTTCAAAATAACCGAGCATGCCGTTTGTGCTATACAGTTTTTTCATAAAGATGTATCTACCATTACTTGCAGCAAACATTCCTTTGTCTTCTTGATCGTATAGAATTGTTTTATAAGCAATATGGTATTTATAAAAGGGTTCCAATACCTTGATGAAATAATCCTTGAAACCTATTTTCCATGCTGTGTTATAAACCTTACTGCCATATTCACGACAAAAGTCTTGGACGATACGATTACAGTTAATGGTGATAACATTGCAGCTTCCAGTCATCACACCGGTCATTCCGGTAGTTGAACTGAATGTGTTTTCTGCTATCTCGTTTTGGACTCGACAACATGAAGCCAATGCTGTTGGATTATCATTCATATAACAGAATATAATGCTTCCTTTAGACCACTCGTCTGCCAATAAATCTTCGTATTGTTTATCCTTAAATCCATTATCATCATATAGCAAAGCCATAGTCGTAACCGGGAAGGTCAATGGTTTGATGTTCCTTAATCTTCTATGTAAATCCATAAAGATACGTTGAAGTGTATCTATTGCTATCCATTCAGGTTTTGTACCGTCTGGATAGTAAAAATCTCCAAATAATGCTTCAAAATAATACCGATCATAAAATGAAAGATTGGTAAAAGGTGAGTTGTAGCTGCGATTTCCGGCTGGTTGATTGACTCCATAGATAAATTGTTTCAGCCCTTTGCAAATTGATTTGCGAATTGTGGACTGTTTTTTACAATGTTTATTGGTGATAATGTCATCTAATTGATTGTACCAATCATTTCCGAACTCTTGGATGATGTAATAATTCAATGTTACAATATAATCTCCAAATGCAACGGCACCTTTGCATTGAGAACTAAGCAAAAATGCCAGATTAGTAACCTGTCCACTAAATGATTCTATATCATTTGGAGGGGTAGGGGTTATTCCATCAATGTTTCCTACCCCGTCAGTCATTAATGGATAAAGAGTTACCGCATCGCAATAATATTTCGCGGTGGGGGTACTTGCTTCATCATGGGTATATCCAATATGACTTTCAAGATCTTGAACATATTTTTTTCCTAATTCAAGTCCAGGATAAAGAGAATCAAGCGTATTACGCATACGTGAACGCTGAATGAGTCGATTTACACCTTTGTAAACCTCGCCTTCAAGATTCGCCACGTTTTTCATTGACACATTTGAATTTGGGTCGGTTTCACTGGATGTGGCAGCATTGTCTGATGAGGACGTGTAACTATCCATATAATCTATACGCTCTTGGATAAATCGCGCCTGTTGATGCAACTCCCTGTATAGGATATAACTTTTTGCTACATCATAATATCCTTGTTTCATTAAAGCGGTTGAAATTTGGTCTTGGATTTCTTCTACCGAGATGTTGTCTTGAAGGCTGACATGGTGGTAAATCCCTTCAAAAGCATCATCGGTCAGTTGTAATCCAACAGACTTAAATGCAGCGTTCACAGAACTGCGAATTTTTTCAATAAAGAACGGTACCGCAACACCGTTTCTCTTAATGATGTTTAATTGCTCCATATTGCTTTATGATTTTAACATTAAGGACTGGCAATTTACCTCCAGCCCTATACTTTAATAGCATTACAAGAATTTGAAATAATGCTTTAATGCAATAACAATTTCGCTAATTTCTTGTGGCGTAATGTATTTTATTTTATACCTGTTAAGACCTGATGCGGCTGTTTTGTAATCATTCACAGTAAGAGATTCAACCAGAGAACGAAATGAATTATATTCAATATCTGAAAGTGGTTCATCATTACTACTTAAACGTACTAATAATATATCGACCCATGCTGGGGCATAGAATTTATTGTCTCTACATTCTTGTTCCATGTCCGTTCTTATATTTTTTAAGATAGACAATACAAGCGGTAGTATTTCGTTCAACCTGTTAAAATCACGTGAGGTTTTGCCTGATTGAAAGTCCTCGATGATGTCAATGGCATGGTTCATTTGTTCAATTGTAAGCTTATTCTTCTCCATACACCACCTCCTCTTCATTTTCTGTATCTCCGTAATGATACGGGATTACTGATTGAGAATATTCTAAATCTTTGATTTGTTTGATAAGACTGTCGATAAAATCTCCTTGGATAAAATTAAGAATGATACTACACACGAGAAGCGTGAGTAATACAAGAATACGAGTATTCGATTTTTCCTGTTTCATTATGTTTCAGTTTTTAATGAAACACTGCTCTCATCAATTATATATTATTTTTTTCAACTTCCCGGATAGAGAGAGGGAGTGAGGTAAAGAGACATTTATCCCTATAGGGGGTATGTATGCCCCGTTAGGAATAGTCTCTTTTTGCTGTTATAACTTTCCGGCGTATCGGTCAGTCGTTTCGGCATTGGAGGTACCTCATACAGAATCGGTACTGGCGTATCTTATTTACAGTTCTGTCACTGCACCTTTTACGGTTCCCCTTAACGCCCAGTATTTGTTGTAATATAAAAATGCATCAAATACCATTATCCTTGGGTAGCCTTATGCCTCGGCTCTCGAACGTGACTGGCGGTTTCTGTCATCCCTTCTACTCACTTATGGGTGTTACTGAAGTTATCTCTCTGTCACCTTATGGTGGCATTGGCTGTGTCACGCACTGCCGCTCCCCACAGATTTTTCGTTCAAAGGACATTGAAGGATGTCCATATTGCATTTTAATCAGTAGTTGAATTGCTTGTGGAAGATTGTAGAAAAATAAAAATCCGCAAGCTGGTGATGGGTCGCTTGCGGATTTTAAATATATTTGTCGAAGACTACGAGGTCTTTGGCATAATATTCTTAGTATATGTATGCGCTTTGTTGACCCATCATCTTCAACATTGCGTTGCAAATATACAGTGTTTTTTTTATACTACAAAAATATTTTTTATAAAATCGTATTGTATTAGCATTTATTTAACTTTTATTTTAATTTTTGTAATACGTATATATTAATGTATATGCGTGTGCATGTATTGTTGGTTGATTTAATAATGTACATCATTTATTAGTTTATTTTGCTTGATTACCAGTTGTTTATTAAAAATATGGTGTTCAGTGCTAAAATTTTTATATAATTATTTTGTCTCTTCAAAAATGTTTTTCTACATTTGCAATTGAAAACATGATTAATCAACATTAGAAGCAATTGTTATGAGCAAGAAAACATGATTAGAGGAAAAGGAAAATTGATTAAGGTGGCAGGAAACACAGTGGCTGATGAATTTTATCGAGTGTGTGAAAGGCTTCCGGACAATGACAATTATTTGTTTATCATTTGTGATGATACAAAAAATAGGAACTTACCTTATTTATCCTATTTTTTTTCCGTGGTATTAAAGTATATTTCGGATTCTTTACCAGACCATCCGGGTACTACGGCTCTCTACAAATATTTTGAGGATATGTTTGCTCCGATACATACCGTCAAAATAAACAATAAGCAATTTGAATATTGCGAATTAAAATCGGAGAAAGCAAGTGATGTCAACAACATTATAGAGAAGGTTGTTGAATATGCCCTGAAGGAATGGGGCATTGAGGTTCCCAGACAAGAGGATTTGAAAGATCCTAAAGTTAGGGAACTGCATAGCCAAGCCTACCTGAATCAGGAGGTAGAATGGAGCAATTTTATCTCTTCGCGCAAAAAAATATCTAAAGATGAGCGAAGAAACAAGAAAACTGAGCGCATTTGAAGCGTTCGCCCAAACCCAGCAAACGTATGCTGAAGCTGAAGAAAAAGCAAAACAAGAAGCCGGTTCTCCCAAAGTTGAGCGTTTTAGAATAGGAGAAGATGGCGAGTATTCAATTCGCATTTTGCCTTTGGCTCCTAATTTTGATGAAAATGGCAATATATTGCCTATGGAGCGTAAAGGGTACGAGTACGCGGTTCATCAATTCTTTTTAACTATCAAAGCACCTGCCAAAAAGGGTGGTAAGTCAAAGAAGCTGAGCATTCCGGTTATTCGTACTACAGACAAAGAGGTAGGTTTTTCTGTTGACTTGATTGACACTTATCTCAAGATTGCCAAAGAAATGTATGCTGATGATGAAAAGTTGATCAAGTTCATATCAGACAACGCATACAGTGGCGGTCTCCGTTGGAATTACCAACACGCAATCATGGTTCTTGATGTTTCAAGTGATAAAGAACGTGCAAAAGGTCCGCAATTATGGCAATGTTCGCATAGCCAGTATAAGGATATTGATTCAGCAAAAATGCGTCTTTGGAAGGAACTGAGAGAAGATGGTGAACAAGAAACATGTCCGATTTCCAGCTTTACTGATGCCTATCCTGTCAAAGTTATTCGTAGCAATAATAATGGCAAGACCGAATATACTGTTGAAATTGGTCGTAAAATACTTAATATCAAAGAGGAAGAAGCTGAAAAACTGCTTGAACTTCCACGCATTCCCGAACAACTTTATCGTTATACAAGATACCAGTTTGAGGCAACCTTGGTGTTCTTGCAACAATACGATGAGGAGCACGACATGGAAGTATGTAAGGAGCCTGACTTCATCGAGGCTGTAGAGAAACTGAAAGGTGAACTTCCTGCAGATGACAATTCACACTTTGATTTAAGTGGTGCTGCTTCTAAGGATAGCGGCAAGGAAGAAACTACTATTGATTCTTTATGGGCAGAGTATGATGTTATTGTTGACCAAGATTTGAACGAAAAATCTGACGAATATCAGGAACTTCGCGAAAAGATTCGTCAGTTTATTGAAGATAACGGTATTGATGTTCGTATCTCACGCTCAAAGAACAATCAGCAGTTGCTTGAAGAAATTGATGAAGCCTTAGATGAAAAGGCTAAGGATAAGCCAAAAGAAGAAAAGAAAGAAGAAACTGTTGCGCAGCCATCTCGTCGTGCTCCGAAACCTAAAGTTGAAGAGCCGGAAGATAAACCTGAAAACGGCGATGATAACGATGGTGCTGATAAAGCACAAGAAGAAAAAGTGGATGAAACACCTCGTCGCCGTCGTGCTCGACCTGGTAGCGAAGAGAAAGAGGAGGCTTCAGCAGAAAAAACTGAAGATGAGACATCTGAATCTACTACAGAAGAAGAGGCTCCACGTCGCAGACTTCATTCCCGTCGTTTAAGATAATTCCTGTCTTTAGATAATTATTGTGTGGTAGAGAGGGTATTGGGATGGTGCCCGTACC